CTATTACTGTTGGCAATACTGTAAAAACGGGTGCTGTCAATCTGTCTGCTGGTTATGCTGCTGGCACGACCAACATGACAGTTGATGGATTCGTTGGTGCAGTTGCCACTGGCTCGTGGATGACGGTTGGTGGGGATGACACTCCTCTCCGTATTTCGGGACACGGTGAAACCAGCTCTAATACTACTTATATTTTAGTTCAGGGTGGCTTGAAACGTGCTGTTGCTAATGATGCTGTTATTAAAGCTTACACTCCTGGTGCCGTTAATAACTCGGGTGGGTACGCTTCTGGTTATGCTAAGTATATTACTGTTAGCGGATTTTCCGTTGCTCCGCAAATCGGTCAAATGGTGTCATTCACCACGTCCCCGACAAGTGCTGTCTATGTTATTGTTGACGTAGTTGGTTCAACTAGTATCATGCTTGATCGTGCTCTAGAATCGGCAATCAGTGATACTGATGCTGTCAATATTGGGCCTGCTGGTTCTTATAATCTTGCGTTCCATCCTAATGCTATTGCTCTAGTGAATAGGCCGCTCGTACAACCTCGGTCTGGTGCGGGTGCTCTTTCTGCTGTTATGGATTATAATGGTGTTGCTTTGCGTTGTACTATTCAATACCAAGGATCTAGTCAAGGTCACTTGGTTACTTTGGATACCCTCTTTGGTGTCAAAGTTCTTGATACTGGTCTGGGTGCTGTCTTGCTGGGGTAACAAATGGGCAATTTTAGGGAAACTCTTTACGACTTAAAAAAAGATTTCTCTAGGCCAGGCTCACTTGTAAAAAACACAGGGCAGAATGTGGACTTCGCTAATGGCACAAAAAGCCTTAGTGAAGTCCACTACCCCGTCTGTAAGATAATAGTATTGCCTAATAATTTAGCAAGTAAATTATTTGGGCGTAGCACTTTGATAGATCAAAATACTAGAATCTTTTTAATAGATTCCAGAGATATCCCAGTTGAACCTAAAAGCGAAGACTATATAATTCTTGGGCTTAGATACCAAGTACAAACGGTGTCTACGTTTCAGGATGACTGCTATGTAGTCTTAGCAAAACAAGCTGATCATTTAGCAACTAATGATATAAAAAACAGAAGCGTGACAGATTGGCTTTATTTAACGCAGGAGGTAACCTGTGAGCTTGAATAGAAACTGGATAAAATGGATAACTGCAAGCATTTTTAAGTATTTTGATGATCGAAAAGAAACTCTACTTTTACATGTAGATGAAATAGAACGTAAAACAGATAAAAATTACGTACAGCTACAGGTCAACGGTCCTGTATTTACAGAATCTACCCAAAATGAATGGGTAGCTGTAGTGGATATTAATTGCACAGTATCCACTATAAAAGATAGCATGGACCTGTATAATCATGAAAAAGCCAGTGGTCTTATAGCTTCTCTTATGACTGCCAATATCTGTGTCTACAAGTATGGCGATGGGGGAGATCTGTTAGGTACGTTAATCCGTCAGACCGGTGTGGAGACTTTGAAATTTGGTCAACTTGATCCTGAAATCCAGGTATTGGAATCCTCGATTCAGGCTACTTACAAGATTGACCTGTAGAGGGTAATTAAATGGCTCAAATCGATCTTAAAAATGCCATTATCCGTTTGAAAGATGGATATGGTCGTTCCCATGGTGGCAGTGTTAATAACGCTGGTGGTTATAATTCATCTCAAACCCGCATGAATACCACTTTTTCAGCTAATAAAGCTGTAGAAGTTGGTGATATTTTTACTATTGGTGCAAATACTACCGAGTATACTGTCACAGCTCATAATGAAACTAGTGGCTCTACAATTAATCTAGATTTTACGCCACAGCTTGGGCGGTCGGTATCAGATGATGATGAGATCACTGTTTTGCCCCACCGTCTCACTGTAAAGATTGGTGAGGGTAATCTTACTTGGAGTGAGAAAAAACCGCGTCAATACTATAAAGATCGTGGACGTTTGGACACTGTTCGCGATGGTGATGAAGAACCTGTCGATGTTAAGATGGATGCTACTTGGGAATTTCTCAAAGCATCTACTGGAGACACGCCAACTGTTGAAGACGTTTTGAAGCAGCGTGGTGAAGCTTCTGATTGGGTTACTTCTGCGGAAGATCCATGCGAACCATATGCTGTAAATATCGAGGTGGAATATATTCCACCTTGTGCGGGAACTCAAAAGGAAATTATCACTCTTGGAGACTTTAGGTACGAAACTTTTGATCACGATTTGCGGGCCGGTCAACTGTCTATGAGCGGCAAATGCAATGTGACGGAAGCTACTGTTGTTCGACAAGATCAATAAGGAGTTTTTATGAAGCTTAAAGGGACAAAAGTACAAGGTCCAAATATTGTCGATATTGTTATCCCCAGAAATGGTGGACAATTTTATGCTTTTAAAGCTCAAGCTGTTTTGGATGATGATTTTGACCAACTGTGCCCAAAGCCTAAAGCGCCTACAATTATAAAAGCTGGTGTTGGAAAAGTTCCAGATTTCGAGGATGTTAATTATCGCCGAGAGCTGGACACTTATGCCAGTAAGAGGATGGCCTACATTGTTCTTAAGTCCCTTCAAGCTACTCAAGATTTAGAATGGGAAACTGTTGATATGGCAAATCCAAATACTTGGATTGGCTATGAAACAGAACTTAAGGAGTCCGGTTTTTCTCAACCTGAAATAAATTTAATTGTAAATGGGGTTATGGAGGCTAACTGTCTGAATGAAAGTAAATTAGAAGAAGCTAGGCAACGTTTTTTAGCTTTGCAGGCGGTGGAACAACTCACAAAATAATTCCAGATGGTCGCTCTTGTGACTATGCAATATGGAGAGCTTGCGAGAGGTTCTCCATATTGCCGCCTGGTACTAAAAAAGATTGGGACAGTTGCGACTCGTGGCGACAAGCCCAACTTATTGCATATGATCAAATACGCCAGCATGAAGAGGTAAAATTATGCCAGCTTTTACGGCAACTTTGACCGACTTTATATTTGATGCTGATGAATTTAGAAAAGAGATGGACTTTAGGATAAGGAGTCAGCTTAAATTAGCAGCTACAAAATTTCTAGGTGCAGCTGTTCCAAAAGTTCCTTTTCGTACAGGATTTGTACGCGGTGCTTTTACAAAGTTAGCCGATGCTGTAGGGGTAAATTATGGACCTAGAACAGATTCTTTAGTTAGAGAGGCTTCCAAGCAGCAAAAAACTGTAGATTATCTAACCAAGAAAATTAAAACATTTAAAGAAGCAGGTAAAAATCAGTATTTTGAAAAGGCCCTATTGAGAGTTAAATTAACTCAGGATTCCGCTAAAAGATCCATTGCCAGACTTGAAAAAACAATAGCCTTATATATGCACAAAGGCGTTATAACAGAAAAGCAATCACTGAGTATTAAAAATATCCAGCGAAGGCAGGCATTTTTTCAGAAAAAATTTGACCGTGCTGAGTCTATACGTCAATCTATAAATAATAAAGAGTTACAAGAAAAAGCAAAAAAGACCTTGTCTAAATACAAAGCAATGCTTAAGAATGCTGAAAGTAGACTTGCCAAGGCTACAAAAAAGATACAGGACTTGAAACTTGGAGAACTGCTAGTGCTTCGGGAACAAGCTAAAAGAAGTTCTCAGACTGGGCAGTCTCCGGTGGCTGCTAAAAGGAAAGGCCCCTCTCAGACAGCTAGGCAACTTAATAAAATAGGGTACTTTGAGTACTACAAACCTAAAATAGGCCCAAAAGTACTAAAAACTTTAAGATCCGGTCGAGATTTTGCTGTAGTTACTATTGATGGGAAAACTGTAGAGAAAGTAGTTACTAAAAATTTCACAAAACAGACTGAGAAAAAATATCTTTACAATTTTGAATTTTCTATTGACATAGACTATTTTAATATAAATGACGCGTTCAGTAATAGTAAAACTCCAAGTTCTCCGTGGAAGTCTTTTGAAGCTGGGAAGAAGGCTTTTATCGATTATATGAATAAGCAAGGTATTGAGGCTTTAAAAAGATTTGAAGTTTCTGCTTTCATGCTTGAGGCAATTAGATATGTCTCCCCTGGTGGGAGTATTATTAAGACAACAAAAAGACTTATTGTGAGGTAGTAATGGCGGATTTAAAAATAGGCTTGGATGTACGGGATGTGCAGCAAGCTGCTGCCATTTTTCAACAAGCTCTTTACGATAATGGGAAGGTTGTTGATGACTTTGCCGTAAAGCTTGCCGAATTCAATAATAAAGGCAAGTTAATGCGTGGTGTTTTAGTGGGTGTTGCCGAGGATGGTAAGATTTTTGAGGCAGCAATAAAAAAGGGCAAGGAAGGTATACAGGTAAAAACTGTCAGAGTAAAAGAAAGTACAGATGCTCTCAAAGCTTTTACCGATGCACAAAAAGCCGCCAACGCTGCTGAGAGTTCTAGAATAGCCAAAGAAGCTACTCAGAAGTTTGTTCAGGACAATTTCTTTCAAAATAAGTCTTTTGAAGTAACCCCAGAGATTCAAAGTAAAATAACTTCTGCTCAACAGAAAATATTTCAACTTTTTTCAAAAGGTCAAATCACTCTACCTGAAGCTAATAAAATATTTCAAGACTTAGAGCGTGGATTTACTACAATTGAGACTGGTGCCAAAAGACAGGCACAGCAAGCTGTATTGTCTTTAATTTCAACATTTAATAAGCTTGAAACAGAATCAGATAGAGCTATCAAATCTTTATCGGATAGGATTAAATTAGATCAGGTACGCAGCCTGTTCACTTCTCAAATACCTCAAAATGCCGATCCAGCAAGGGTTGAAGCTTATAGAAAGGCGCAAGACAGTCTAGCTAAATTAGTAGTGCGAGAAAATGTACCTATTGATCAGGTCCGAGATGCTCTTGATCAGTTAAATAAGGGCATCGTTCAAGCTGAAATTGGCGTAAAGAGTGGTCTTCTTTCAGCTGTTGCTAGGGTAAGAGATACTTTTCAATCAATAGTTTCTAATGTAGATAAAACAGCAGAAAAATTGGCAAAGATACAGAAGTCTGAGGTTTTTGGAATAAAATCTCAGGCAATTGGGGATGAATTAAGATCTATTTTTCCTATACCTAGCGGCGCAAGCGTATCTCAATTAGGGCGATATGAAACGGCTATCCAAAGAATTATCACTCTTTTAAAGTCTGAGAGAGTTAATATTTCAGATTTTGGAGATCTGCTTAATAAATTTAGAACCACTGACAGAAATAGTTTCAATACTGCCCCACTTCAAGGAAATTTAAATCAAGCTAGAGTCCTTTTAAATGAATTAGCTTCAGCTTTTAGTATTGTTCAAGAACGTGGCACAAATGCCTCACAAAGGATTTTAGTTAGTTGGCAAGGTCTTGTTAGAATTTTTGAAGTTCAAATAATCCATCAATCAATTTCTGGTCTAGTTCAAGGATTTACTCAGGCTGGAAATACGGCTGTAGAATTTTCTACTAAAATTGCTCAAATTCAAACAATCAGCCAAACAGCAAATAAGACTACTGCTGACTGGAGTTCTGAGCTTAAGAAATTATCTAATGAGTTTGGTGTCCCTCTAAAAGATGTAAGTGAGGCAGCCTATCAAGCTATAAGTAATCAGATTGTAAATGGTACAAATGCAACCAGATTTCTGGGAGAAGCTTTAGCATTTGCTAGAACTACAGGAGCCACAGCTCGTGAGTCTGTAGACTTATTAAGCTCTGTTATTAATTCCTACGGACTTTCTGCTTTAGATGCTGGCAGAGAGTCGGCTGTGCTTTTCAAGACTATTGAGCTTGGCCGTGTGCAGGCTGGTGATTTAGCAAACGTATATGGTCGTATTTTACCTACTGCTAACGCCTTGGGTATATCGACCAGAGAAGTTGGAGCTGCTGTAGCTTCTATTACTGTTCAAGGAACTAAGCCAAGTGAAGCTTTAACATTTTTTGGTAACGTATTGAATCGTCTTCTACGACCAAGTAAAGAGATGACTCAACTATTTAAGGAGTGGGGTGTTGATAGTGGCCAAGCTGCTATCGGGACTTTTGGTTTTAGTGGGGTTTTACAAAGATTAGGTCAGGAGCTTTCTAGAGGCGGTATTACTAGGCTTGGCGAGTTAGGTAGGGAAATTAGAACTATTCGTGGATTGGTTGCTCTAACAACTAATCAAGAAGGTCTTGAAAATTTCAGACAGCAAATAGAAGATGCTGGAGTTACTTTCAATAAAGCTCAGCAAATTGTAGCACAGTCTCCGGCAGCTAAATTCAAAAGTGAAGTTGAGAAAATAAGAAATGCATTTACTGGAGATTTCGGAGAGCAATTTCTTAATAAATTTTTACAGGGATTTGAACCTGTTGGCGGTCTTTCTACTGTTGTTTTAGATCTTGTTGAAGCTTTAACAAAAACTGTCAATCTAGCTCTTCAATTTGGTTCGGCTTTTACTCAAGGGCTTGCGGGTATCCAACCTTTATTGCCGAGTCTTGAGACAATTATAAAATTAACAAGTTCTTATGGTATTGCCTTATTAGGAGTAAAAGCTTACTCAGCCATATTTGCTGCGGCAAGTGCTATTGTTAATGCATCTGTAAGCCAAAACACTCAATCATTTTTAGTTGCAGCTGCTTCAAAAACCAGTTTGACAAATTCAGAAATTTTGAATACATCGGCGACTTCTGCAAACACAGGTTCTGTAAATGCAAATACAGCAGCTACTTCAGCTAATGTGCAGGCTCAGTTATCGTCTAATGCTCAATTACAAATTGCAACTATTCAACACGCATTAGACATAGGGAAAATAACTGCACACTCTGCTGCTTTGCAGATTGCAGCAGTCAGGCAGGCAGATTTTGCAGCAGCCCAGAGAGCTAGTGCATTAAGCTCACTAGGATTTTCTGTTGCTCTTACGGCTGTGACATATGCTATTACAAATATGCTATCTAAATCAAGTGAAGGATACTCAGCTCTTGAAAGACTAGCTGGAGACTCATTACAGAATGTAGCTACTCAACAAGAGGAAGCTTTTAAGCAACAAAGAGACGCTGATGTAGACGCTTTTAAAGCAGCAAGCGATGAAAAGAGTAGGATTTTTAATCAATATATTGCAGGAATACGTGTTAAGCTTAATGAAATAAGTGAAGTAACAAGAGAGAAAGATGGAGAACTCCTCCGAGAATTTCGAGAAGCTGTTGGTCAGATTGGTGAAAATGCTCAAGAAACAGTGCAGACACTAACTCAGAAAATAAAAGAACTTGAAACAGCTGTAGGCAATAGTCAAAAACAAATACTTAATATACGGGCACGGTCCGATACTAAATCTTTTGAGCGTTCTTTGATTGGCAAAGATCAAATTACGCAAACACAGTTAATTTTAGACAAGGTAGACAAATTCGGTAAAGAAGGTGTAAGCCTATTTAATTCAGATAAAATAGAAGAAGCCCGTAAAAAATTCGAAGAGATAGAGACACTACTTGGTAGGCTTTATGATAGGGATAAGCAATTTAGAGAACAGGCTCAGAAGCTTGGTGTAAAATTTACCCAACCCCTGAATGACCAAAGGCAAACTGATTTTGACAGACTTAGAATAAATCTGGAAAATCAATACCAACAACGTCTCACTGATAGAGCAATAGCACTACGTCGAAATGCTGATATAGAACGTGAAATTAATGAAAGATCTATAAGTGTAGAAAATTCAAGACTCGATATTTTGAAAAAGCAAAGAGAAGCAAATGACAGATTGGTAGAGTCTAGAAGAAACCAGACAGACTCTTTGAACCAATTAGGACCACAGGTTGATACTCTTAATACTGCTCTCGATAATATTTTAAAAAATCCAGTGCCTCTTATTTTTAGTGGCGTTACTAATGATACTGTATCAATAAAAGGGGCCATTACTGCTCTTAAAAATCAACTTGATGCAACAAGAGCCAATCCAAATGCACAGAATCAAATTGCTCTCGGCACAACTTTTGATGCTGTTCAATCTAGAGTTTCTGAAATTTTTAGAAATAATGTAAATTTTGACGATTCTTTTAGGAATCAAGTTAATGCAGCCTTGAGCACTATAGGTAGAAGTGTAGAATTATACCGCAGTTCTGGTCCTGCAATAGTTCAAGCTCAATCAGATTTAGCTCAGTTACAAGTAGCTCAACAAAATTTTAATAATAATCTTCCAGCACAGTTTCAAAATATTATAGGATTTGCTAATCAGGCTAATCAGGCTCAATTAACATTTTTGGAGCAGATTAATAAGAATTTTGATACAATGCGAGTTAATTTGGAGCGTATAGTTGAAATAAGTAACCAACTAAGAGCACCACAGGCAGCTGCCCAGGTTCCAGGATTTGCTTCTGGTGGTCGAATTGGTAACGATAATCAATTAGCATTTTTGTCTAAGGATGAAGTTGTCGTAAATGCAGCGGCGTCTAGACAATTTTATCCACAGCTAGCTGCTTTAAATTCTAATGTAAGCCCATCAGTGAACTCAGTAAGTTCAGTAAGCAATACCTACAATTTTGGAGATATGAATTTTAATAGCAATGCGCCGCAATCAATCTTACGTGATTTAGGTAATCATTTACGTCGTGAAATTCGACGCAGTAATCTCAAATTATAGGAGTTACTAAGTGACAACTCAAGAATTACAACTTAGGGGATTTTTCAAATGGGAGCTTTTTGATAAAAATGGGAACCTAAAAGACTCTGGATCTATTAAAAATGGTATTGTTACCCAGGGTAAAAACAGTCTTTTAGACTCGCAATTTAGGGCACAAACCCAGATTACAGCTTGGTATACAGGTCTTATTGATAATTCTGGATGGACAGCTGAATCTGCTTCTGATACTTTATCTTCGCACTCTGGGTGGAGTGAATTTACCAGTTACACTGGGAATCGTATCCAATGGTCTCCTGGTGCTGCATCTTCTGGCAGTATTACTAATTCTTCGACAATGGACTTTGCTATCACTGGTACCGGTACAATAAAGGGTATTTTCATTTGTTCAGCTTCTTCTGGTACTTCTGGTACCCTATGGTCAACAGCAGATTTTCCAAGCACTATAGCTGTGGCTAATGGCGATACATTGAAAGTTACGTACACTCTTAATGCTTAACAGGAAATCAAAAAGCCTGGGATTTCCTCCCAGGCTTATTTTCTTTGAGGACTAAGTATGGCAACAAAATATGTAGATTTCAGTGCGGCAAATAATGGAGATGGTTCTTCATATGTTCAAGCTAATGGTTCTGGCAATATTGGAGCTTTTAATACATTAAATAATTTGACTTTCAGTGATGGTGATATATTCTGGTTGCGTCGCCAGAATATGACTGCCAATATGACGACCAATATAACAATCACTGCCGGTAATGTTAGCTTACTTGGGTGGCCGCTTTCTTAAGATAATCAATATTCTAATAGACCTTCTGGTGCTCAAGCTTCTTGGGATGGTGACGCAAATACGCATCCTAAAATAAGTTGGGATACTTCTAATCTTTTAGCAGCTTTAAGAATCAGTGGTACTAATTTTAAAGGTCATAGACTTAAGCTTCAGCGAAATCACACTGTGCATTCAGTCATGTTAGCTAGTGACTCTGGTGGTACTTTTGCTGAATTTAGGTACTTGGATATCCGAAATGACACAGAACCAAATACAAATGGAAGTGCTGTAGACTTAATAACTATTGGAGGCACTGATTCTAAAATCATAGACTGTTACGCTAAATTAGGTATTATGACATCCTCTTCGACTTCTAGAATTTTTACGATTTCCAATTCTAGGGCTCTAGTCTCTAATCTGTCCATAGAAGCTACAAGGATAAGTGGCTGTGGAACTGTTGGCTTAGGTACAGGTGCATTTAACGTTAATGCTGCAAGTTGTAATGTTGATGGGTTGTTCATTTACATGAACAGTACCACATACACTACAAATAATATAATACTCATTACGGGTGACTATGGGAAATTTGCAAATCTACAAGTGTCGTCATCGTCTATTAATGGTACTTTTCAGTGTACTTTGAGTAATTCTGTCAGAAACACTGAGGTAGAATTTAATAAAATTCAAGGTGCTAATGGTAAAGGAGGGTCTGTTGCTGTAGTTGGAGGCACATCCAATTTTGGTAATACTATAATCTGCAATGGCTTAAGTCTAGATGCAGCCCTATTTAATCTTTCTTCAAGTATTGGGGGTGGCAACACTTTTATAGTTAGAGACTCAGTCAGTAGTGCTTCTGGTGGTTATACTACTGGTGCTTCTGGTGGTAGTAACAATGGTGGGAATAAATTTCTTTTCCACAACTGCACCAAAGGTGGGGCTGTTTGGATTGGGTCAAGTCAATTTGGTGAAGGCTCAACTGTTCGATCTTATAATATAAATGGAGGATTTGAGACATATTTTTCTGCATCATCAAACTATCCAAGCCTAATTACGTCAAATACTGTCAGAACTGGTGGTGAAGCCTATTCTTATAAAATTACTGTACCCACAACTCCAGTGTTAAGTGTGGACGGTATGCGGTTATTTAAGTTATCCAGTTATGATACCGAGCTTTATTGGGTGACTTTACCTAGTACAACAGTCACGATTACGCTATATGGTGCTTATAAAAATTCTTATGCTGTACCACCAGATGGCAGGCATATTTCTTTAGAATGTGAGTACGTTGACAGTCTTGGCTCTAGAAAAGTGGCTAGATCCTCACAAATTTTAAGTAGTGATTCTTCAACATGGACTGGCGATAGTGGTCTAACAAGTTTCAAAGTTACCGTAACTGTACCCAATACTGTGGCTGACCTTGTTGTACCAATCAGATTGATTTTAGGTGGCCCTGTTGATGGTTCTGGCTATTACTATATTGACCCCAAGATTATTGTGAGTTAAAAATGTACTACGGATACCGCCCTTTTACTACTGCCTACAATGCAATAAGTTACTATGGCATTGTACAGGCCGATGAAATAGTAAGAGATTCAGTTAATACTGAGTCTCTTGATGGTGGCGATCCAGATACTGAGAAAAGATTAATAACATATTACGGAAATACTCAAAGAGAAATTCTACAACCCTCAGGATACTATGGTAAAAGCTTATACACACTTGATTTCTCCAGTGCGAATTTAGCACCTACTGTAACTCAAAATCTTACACTTACAGATTCAAGTTCGGCTATTAAATTAGTTCAAAAGACTGTTTCACAAAATATTTCTATTTCACAAAATGTAACAGGTTTTGTTGTACATAATTTAATACAAAATCTGACTATTACACAAAATGTAACAGCTTTTAAAATAGTTAATGTTTCACTGTCTCAAAATATTTCGCTAACGCAGCTTGCACGGCCTGAAGCTGAGCAAGTTGTACAAAATTTAACTATCAGTGGGTCGGCTTTTGCAAATATTGTACGCCCTAGATCCGTAAATAATACTCTTAGTTTGTCCCAGGCAGCTGTCTTTAATATAGATAGACCTGTTACGCTCACACAGAATCTTACTTTTAATTCAACTGCAACAGCGTCTAAAATAGCTAGAGGATCCATCAGTCAAAATTTATCGTTCAGCCAATCTGCAATATATCAAATTATAAAAACATTACGCCAGAATATTAGTCTATCTCAAAATATTTCTTTTTCAATGGTTCGTATACGAAATATCACACAGTCCTTAAATATTGAACAGAGTTTGGCTACTTTTGGAAATTTCACAAGATCTCTTTTTGACTCGTTAACGCTAACTCAAACAGCTACCTCTGACGAAAAAGCTTCAGTATTTAATAATCTTACACTAACACAGTCTACAACTGGATCTAAAGGCACTCCTCAATGTTTGACACTAACAGACTCAGTATCAGCTTATGTTTCAAAAGGATTAAGTCAAAATTTATCACTGACTCAAAATATAACTTACACAATAACTAAAACAGTTTCTATTGTACAAAATCTTACACTTACACACAGCGCCTATGCTTATGTTAATACCCCCAATTTATGTGGCACTCCGACTGGATTTGAACACAGAAATACAATAGTTTTATCGTATCCATATAGCTCACCCACTACTAATTTAACACTGCCCTCTCCTATATTTGATAATAGCGAGCGTAGACATTATTCTCAAATTGTTAGAGAGTCACGCGGTGGAACACTGCACTATTTTAGAGATTCAAATTGGGGCAAATACAAACGCCTTAATTTTACTTTGAACAGGCTCAGGTGTGGACAATCTTACACTGAATTGCTTGACTTCTTAAAACTAAGTATAGGTAAAGAGATTAAGTTGGTTGATCATGAAAATAGGACATGGCGTGGTGTGATTGTTACACCAGAGGCTTCAATAGTCCAAGACTCAAGATCTGGCTACTCTATTACTTTAGAGTTTGAAGGAGAGCCACAGTGATAAAAATGGTAACTGCTGGGCTTACAATATTTCTGCCTAATCCAATGTTTGGTGATCAAATAAATTATCAACAGTCTTTAAAACAGCATAGAACAATTAGAGGTAAAACATTCTATTATGTAAAAAGAAAAGGCAGGAGTAAGCAAGTTTTTAAAATACTTATGACTAGAGAAAAAAGTGTAGAGTTTCAAACATTTTTTGATGCAGCTGTTGGTCGTGAAGTAGTTTTTACCAATCACAATAATGAAACTTGGATTGGTCGAATTATAAATAATCCAATAGAAGCTGTGGCTAAGTCTACTTCAGAAATGACAGAAATTGGCTTTGAATTTGAAGGAATTAAGGTATGAAAAATTTAAATTCCGCAGCTCAAATAGCTACTGCTGCCCAGTTTGGTTCAGAGCCTATAAATATAGTAGGAGTATTCTGGGATGGGGCAACGGAGATTAAATATTCTGATAGGGATTTGACGGGTATTCGTGGGTCTATTATAAATCTAGGAAGTCTCGATGATATTGTAAAATTATCTGGTGGTAGTACATCCTCAGTTACTATAACACTAAGCGACCATGAAGGTGATCTTAAATCTATTTTTGACAGATTCGATTTACATAAAAAGAAAGTTAAAGTCTATCAGTATTTTGATGGTCTAAGCTTATCCGATGCTTTTGTTATATTCACTGGGGAGATTAATAGCCCCATAACTTGGAGTGAAGGTCAAAGGACATTGACCTTCACTGTGGTCACAAAAATAGAATATGGTGAAGTGGGATTTGCACCTGAGGAAGGTCAATTCTCAAATGTCTCACTTGACTTAATTGGGCGTGTTTGGCCTTTATGCTTTGGAGATGTTGTACATGTACCGGCAACCAAAGTTGTCGAAAAGGTTGTTGGTACTACTTATTCAGGTATTGGGGTTCCAGACTATACACTACCCTATAAATATTGGCATCTTGTTGAACGTCTAGCGATTCTTAAAAATGGATTTGACTACTATTGGACAGCTATCGAATATCTAAATTCTATAGGTACAGAAGCTGAACCTCTTGATTTTAATTACGTAGAATTAATGCTCAACGAATCAGATTACGGGGAGCTAGTAGCTAAAGAGATAATCACAACAGATATCTCATATTATGTAGATGGATTGGATAGGCTTCTTAATATATCAGATGGGCAAAGCATAGAGTCCAGTATACGTAATGACTATATTCAGTATATTTTCCGGCAAGATATCTTAAAACAGATACATGAAGAAGTTAATACTTACGTAAGCAGTATGGATAAAAAATTAGAGAAAATATCAGAGCTTCTTAAATCTAGTTATGATATTGATTTGTCGGAAACAACAGTTACGGAAGCTTTAAATGCTGTTAATTCGGATGACTCTCTACCCTCCAAACAGCAAATTATCGATACAATAGGTTATTACAATACTATTGCTCCGACATTGACAATTGCTAAAAGAGTCTTAAAAGACTTAAGTTCAAGACTTGAACAAATAAAACAACATAAGGAAGCTTTGGAGATTGATATAGATAATCAGGAATACGTCTATAAAAATACCAATTCGATATTGAAAAAGATAAATCAACTTTGCATAAATTATAATAGAACAGTTAGGGAAATTGAAAAAATTAAAATTATAGCTCGGGAACAGAGCTTAATGCCAACTAAAAGCGTAGCAGTAGTTGGTGCAGAAAAATTTCCACAAAATACTGTAGTTACTGTTCTTATAAAAGGGCTAGCTTTTCAAGGAGTTTTCTCTAATGGCGTATTTAATGCCGCGACAATGGTTCCAAAATACAGTAATGTACTGGTGGGTGCAAGACAGACTAATGAATTAGATGCTTTTTGGGTGGCTGACGCTAGTGTTAATCTTAAAGGATGTTACTGTCTTAAATCTTTTATAATAACTCCTAATTCTCCTGACTATGACCCATTTAGGCCATTTGATTTAGTACGTTACAGGGTCTTCAAAGTTAGGGAGCAGATAGGTCAAAAATGTCTAATAGACTTGATTGAATTAAAAGATACTAGAACAATTAAAAATCCAAGAACTGTAGCGCCAGTTATGGATGATTTACCTCAGGAATTAAATGAGATAACTCGATTAACTTCTGAGCACACAGAAAAAGAGCGTGAGAGAATACTTGAACAATCTTTAGAAGACTATGAACGTGATGAATTAACAGCTATAAAAACTAAATTGACGCGTCTAAAAGAGCTAATAGGTCAAGCCAACTATGACCACGAAATTGACGCTATAAATTCGACCATATTTAAAAATATTGAAAGCTATAATGACAAACTGGCTAATCTAAAATTTAAAAGAAGTGCAGTTGAACGTGCAGATCAAGCTATAAGTGACCATGAATTTAAAGAGCTTTTGCGTCTTGAAAATTTGCGTCTAAGATTACTTGATCAAGAAACTGAGAATATAACAATCCCAAATGGTACACAGCTATATTATTTAACTGGATTTGATATAACAGGTACTATACAATCTGTATCAGAAGTCCTACCACCAGAGTGGTTTCGATATACATTAGACAATCAAGAACTGGTTACAAATAATTCATTTATCCAATTACCTGATGGGCGTGAAATACGTGTAAATTTGCTACCCGACTCTACTTTTTGGTTTGCTGAAGCTGGGAGTCCTGTAGAATTATTCAATACAATTGAAGAAAAATATGTTGCCAATATTTTACCATCAACTGTAAAAACAGTCTATGCATACAAAAGTATTTCTGGATTAAAACAACTGGTCCCTGTACCATCAAGCTACTACACGATTAATCAATCAGATTCTTCGTACCCACCACTTGTTTGTACTACTATATCTTTAAAACAAAGACTTACACAATTTGGAGAAAATTGGGAAGACCAACCATATGTGTCTCTATCTTCATCTGTCGGGCCCAACACTGTAAATATTTTGGAATGGATTATAGCAAATAGTACGAATCTTTCAACAGATAGTACAAGCTTCAATACTGTCAGAAGCCAACTAACTAAGTTTCCATCAAGCTTCGCTCTTCTTCAAAAATATGATGCTCTTAGACTTTTAGAAGATATAGCACGCCAAGCTAGGTGTGCAATATGGGAAAAGAATGGTGTGGTCTATTTAAAATATCTATCCCTGGAAGAGGACTCAGTCGCAACAATAGGTATAGATGATATACTTGAACAAACTTTGGAGGTTTCCTTATCTCAAACAGAAGATATAACAACCAAGTACGTTGCTACTTGGCGTCCAAATTACGCACAGTCTAAAGACAGTGAATTGATTTTTAGATTCAATGTGCCAAAGTACGGCACATCAGAAAGTAGAGAAAATTATTTTATTTTCAATATACAGTCTCTTGTTGAGAAATCGGCTACTTTTTGGCTTATACGTAAAAGTAACAGCTGGAAGCGTGTTACTTTTAAGACACCCCTCAACAAGCTTCATTTGGAAACTTATGACACTATTACACTGGATTTGCCAGACAATCTTATAGCCTCTGGGCCCACTAAAGCTATAATTGAAAGATGTGATTACGATTCCTCAGATAATAGTATAATTTTTGAATGTTGGACACCTATCAGAGCAGGTCAACTTATTCCATACGATCTTGCATGGCCTGGCAGTGTATCAGTTGGTACTATGTATCCACCATTTATTGAAATAAATTCTGGGTATGCTGGAAGTGCTTATGGTAGGATTCCTAAAAATATAGCTTATAAAATAGATCCAAATATTAACTTAGTTGATCAGTTAGAACTTAGACCAAAAGACTATGGGGAAATATTCCCAAGTGACGAAGAATTTGCTGAACCTAATAGTCCATTAACCCCTTTAAGTGCTCAAGATTATGTTAGAGTAAAACCTGATGCATATGTACTGCCACCGTTCCCATTTGATGATGATGGCAACATAAAGCCAGAATACCAAAATATTTCACCACCTGCACAAAATAATCAACAAGTATCTCAGACATTCATAGGAACTATTACTGAAATTACTGAAGGTGAACAAGACCCAGAAATTCCAATAACAGGCCTTGAACTTACTTATAAAGTAAGGGCACCTAATGGCGTAGAAGTGGATGTTGTGCAGAGGTCTTCAGTTGATAGATCTTTATCAATTGGGGCGTCTGTTTCTGTGATTAAAAATCCAGTGAGCAATCAGTATGAAACTGTCGATAAGCCAAATTTTGGCACTGAAATTAAAGATGTGCTTTTAAAAGAAATATTTGATGACTATTTAAGATGTGAGGATCGTGGAGGTAATGAAATATGGGTTGCAAAAGCTTTTTCGTTGCAACGCACACCCTGGGATGGTGAAACTGTAAGTCTGGATGGCGTTAGTGTTACTTTTGACTACTCAAGTTCAACAAGTAGAACAGCTACAGCTAGTGGAGAAGATCCTGAAGATCAAGTAATCGTTCCCGCTTTTGTTGAAAATAAAGATAGGATTGTCATATTTCGTACTACTACAGGTTACAGTAATCCCATTGGTGAGGCAATCGAGTGGCAAGATATTAATTCTGCTGCCCGTGCTTGGGCT